GGAGAAGCAAGAGTAGCTCTTGGAAAGAGAGTCGATCGACTAGAAATTGTTGATGGTGGACAAGGAATGCAGGCTGCAGATCCAAACCAAACTGAAGTTTATATTAAGTCTCTCTTGAATCAAGATCAGATTATTGAATTGGATGCAACTGTAAAACTTGCCGTAGAAACAACAGTTAGTGTTACTGATGGTGGTTATGGATATGATCCAAATGTACCAGCATCGGTAGTCATAAGCAATCCTACAATAACAACCGACTTACCTACAGTAGAAGTAGAATATGATGAAAATGGAACTGTACTTTCTGTAGAGTTAGAAAATCAAGGTCCTATTGATAGAATACCAGTTGGTTTGCAATTAACACACAGAACTTTAGGCGAAAACAACTTAACTACAAAGTGTGGTAGAGATATTGGTTATCTCCTAGATGCTGCCCTTTATAGTTTGAGATTTGGCGGAAACCAAAAACTAGTAGAATTTGCTGAACTATACTTTGTTGGTAGCAAACTCAATTATATTGTTGGTGAGTTTGTTGAGACAAAATCAATATACAAAAAAGTTCTTACTGAACTTTGTGTTCAAGCGATGCGTCAAGAGCTAACGAGTGGTAGTACGTATACATCAATTGCTCCTGTAAATGACCCAGAAGTAATTGTTGATCTCTTATCTCCTACTTGTGCTGGCGTAGAATCTGCGCTGAATACTTATTATGATATCGTTGAAACTATTTTTAATACAGGTCCTAATGTCATTCAACCAACTAGTCAGAATCCAACGAGACCTGGATACTACACAAGACTCGTTCCTTATGCTAACTATGACATTATAGCAGATAATCAGTTAATTAGTGGAGAGTGTGAAGATGTAGTTTCTTCCCTATCGTCTTTTGCTGATATTATTAATGATGCAATGATCTTAGATACATCAACTACCAAGTCATTACCTGACTTTATTGATAATGAAACCTCAGAATTTGAACTGTATTGGGATGATGATGGATCACCAGTTTCTCTAACTGAAACAGACGAGCATTTGATGGTTGCACTTAATGGTGTAATTCAACGTCCTAAGTACAACCCAGATGAACCAGCATTTGATTCTTATTGGATTGATAAAACAGTCACACCAAACTTAATCAAGTTTACTGCTCCTCCCATTTGGGATCAAGATTTGTCTGCAAAGACAATTCAAGAACCATCACAGGTCGAGAGATTATTTGCCACCAATATTGGTAACTACAAACGTTATACTATTGATAAGTCACTAGTTAATGGCGAAAGAGTTGGTCCTTTCTTGATTGTAAGTGTAGACGAAGATAAGATTGTAAATATTAGCGACTCAAACTATGTGATTGTTATTGTCAATGGTGTAATTCAAAAACCAATAACTGCATATGAAATTGCAGGTGCATCAATTACATTCAAGAAGTATTCAATACGCGAAGAAGATGTTGTTGACATCAGACTTTGTTATGGTAGAGACTTAGAATCTACAGTAACATTCCATGATTTTGATACTTCTGGATATCTGTATGATTACACACTTGAAGTAAATGGATCTGGAGTAAGTGCTAGATTTAATGGTTTTGCAGTTACCAGTGATTGGGCATTGACGACTAAAGATAAATTCTACATTTATCAAGAAGACTCCAATGGAGTTTATGGTATTGGTTCCATCTATGATTGGAAACTAGTTGGTGCAAACCAAGTTATGATCAAGATGTATTCTAACAATCTTGATTATGATGCTTCTAGAACAACATATGTTCAAACTATGGGTGCTACTGCAGTTAGTACATTTACTTTTGCTGCAACAGATAGTCTTACATTAACCAAGAATTATGATTATTTGTCTAGAACAGATAAGTCGTACTTTGCTGAAGATGTAAAGAGAACTAATGATCTTCTACAAAGAAAAGGATTCTTCAGACTTGCACCAGGAGATCAAGTTAAGATTGAAGGTGAGTCTAGATATAGAACTATCAGTTCAGTTCCAAATGAAGTTTACACCAGAGATAACCGTTTAGACGGTGATGCTGGTAATGACATCTATGGATCATTTGGTGTCTCATCTTATAATGGTAAGACATTAGGCGAAGGTCTTAGTGTTTCTGCTGTCATTACAAATGGTGTTGTTACTGCTCTCAACTGGAATGAGAGAATTGTAGAAGAGATTGCAAATGCAGATGGAACTACAACTTACAAGTTTTATAGACCCACTGCATTTGGATATAGAACTCCACCACAACTTAAGTTTATTCCAAAAGATGGAAATGGTGGTGGTGCAAGAGCACAAGTAATTGTTGCTGGTGGAGAAATCCAAGGTATTCAACTCGTATCTGGTGGATCTGGTTACACAGAAGCACCTAAGGTAGTTGTTACCAGAAAGTATGATGTCAAGAAACAAGATGATATCAAGGTATCACTTGTCAAGTTGGGTGTACAGTCTGTAATTAATCAAGGAATTAATGTTATTTCTACGGTTGATGTTATTCAACTACCACCCCCAGAACAGGCACTTCTCACTGCTGTTGTTCTAGATTCTGTAAGAAATGTCCAAGACCAAATTGAACAAGAGATTTACCCAGAGTCTCTTGAAGATGGTGCTTCTGTCATGCCAGAAGATGTACCACCTTTGTACAGACAACATTTTTATTATCTTGGACCTTATTATGCTGGACAAGCAGAAGAAGCAGAAAGATACATCCAAAGTTTTGTAGATGTACGTGCAGAAGATGTTATCAGCATCTCTCAAATGTCTACTGATAGATTTATTGTTCAGACAATTCAGAGAGAACTTGACAATACCTTCCTAGACAATGCTGTCTACAGAGCACCTGGAGCATATCTACAGGCACCTCTAAACATTGGAGATCACATTGTTTACATTCCAGATACTGCTAAGTTTACCAGTCATGGCAAACTTATGGTTGGCGATGAAGTTGTATACTATCCAAGAAAGAGAAGCGATAGATTCCTCAACGTAACTAGAGGATTTGATAACACTACAGAGAAGAACTGGAATCCTGGAACATTCATCAGACAGATTGAAGATTTCGTAAGTCTTGCATTCGGCGGTGTAACTTCCTTCACTAGTGAAACAATTGTTACAAATTCTATTCCAGTTGGAAAAGCAGAGAACAAGTTAACCAGACAATTTGTTGCTCCAGCAACATTTGAAATGGAAACTACTGTAAATCGTGTTACCGAATTGCAGGTTTCTGTAAACGTAGAGTCTATTTCTTCTATCTCACAGCAGGTCACTCTAGATGTTCCTGCTGGCGGAAACAATATTGTTTCCGACTTTACTAACTTTAGACCAGTTGCAACAGTTGACACTTCTGTTATTCAGGTCGAGACTGAAGTTGTTTCTGCTCTAGAAAAAGCATCAGAACTTCTGTTCTTCACACCACCTGGCGGATTTGTTGATTACTTTATTGAGAAAATCAAATTCTCAAATCCAATTTTGACTAGAATTAATGGATTTGTTACTGTTCTCGATAAGTCAGTAACTCAAAGAGATGGAACGGTTATTGTTGCACGTAACATCCTCGAAGAAGAACAAACTTCTTATATCGGTAAGTATAATGTTGGTAATGTGGGTGCAAATATTTCTTCTTGGGACTATGTTTCCAAAGATAGCGGATTTATGCCTGGTGGTGGAGTTTCAATTGCTGAATTCTCACAACTCTTTGTATCTTTCGGTATTAGAGATTTAGAAGAACGTGGATTCTCCAACTATACATTAGCGGGAGAGAAATTCAATCTAGGTATTCCATCTTTCAATAATCCAGCAACAACTACGTTTAGTAGCGGAACAATTGCTTCTCTTGGAGATATTACTGTACAAAATACAGATTACTTCCCAGCATCTGGATACATATTCCATGGTTCTGGATCCAATAGAGGTGTGATTCGTTACACATCTAAGACCCCAACCACATTTAATGGATGTACCGTTATTAGCGGATCCACTACCATCCAAAGTGGTTCTGACATCATACCATATTCAATTGACTAAATATCGGTATAAATATAAATAACTTTGGCATAAACCACACGTCGGAAAAAGAAACCAATGGCTGCTATCATCTCTGATAAATTTCGAATTTTTAATGCGAAGCAATTCCTTGAATCGCTTAGTGAAGGCGCAAACGATGCTAGCGCCGACCGCACCAGACTCTACTTCTTTGTAGGTCGTCCACAACCCTGGAGAGCATTCCTCGAAACCTACTCTGTAGACGGAGGATCTTTCACAGTAGGTAACGAACTCTATGTTGGAACTAACTACGGAACAGCAACATGGCGCGGTACTGTTGAGGCAGTATACAGCAACTCAATTCTTCTAAGCGCAATCTTCGGTTCTGCTGGTACTGCATCTGCTCCTGGTTTAGGATCAACCATCAAAGAATGGGACGGTGCTTCTGATACTGGCGTTACTGCAACTTCTGGCGTATACCGTTATGCAACTGAAGATGCACCCCCACTTCCTCTTGACAACCAAGTAGAGAAGACTGACATTTACGACGACATCATTGCAGCAAAGAGAGTAACCGACGCAAATGCCCGTGCTGTTGTTCGTCGTTATAACTGGGATCTAGTTGCCAATCCTAAGTTCGACATGTGGAAGCCTGACTATTCTGCATCACCTGCAGGTGGTGGTCAGATTGGTAAGTCAACTGCACTAGGATATGATAGCATTGCAGACGCTAAGTTCTATGTAATGAATACTAACTATGAAGTATTCAAGTGTCTCTACAACGGCGAAAACCCTGCCAACCCAACTGGTCAAAATGCTACTGAAGAACCTTCTGTAGCAGGTGCAGGATACAATGGTGCAACTGGTATCTACACCGAGACTTCTGGTGCAGGATATGTCTGGAAGTACATGTACACCCTCCCAACCGATGATGTACTTAAGTTCTTGTCTTCCGACTTCATGCCTGTTGTACTTCCAACAGAATCAACCAGAGTAGCAACTGAAGCACTTGCTGTTGCTGGTTCTGTTGATGTTGCACTAGTAGAAGATGCAGGTGGAAACCTACCTCCTTCACAGACTCTATATGCAGACATCCTAGGTGATGGTACTGGCGGTATTGTTCAAATCGTAACTACTGCAGGTGGTGCTATTTCTAGCGCAACTGTCACTTCTCGTGGATCTGGTTACACCTATGCAAACGTCCTTCTAAGCAACGGTTACCTCTACAGTGACGCTGGCACCACCACTGGTGTTGCAACACCTGCTGGTGCAACTGGTGCAATCGAAGTTGTACTTCCTCCTAAGGGCGGTCACGGCGCTGCTGCAGACATCGAGCTGAATGCAAAGCGTGTCATGACAAACATTCGCCTAACCTATGCAGAAGGTTCAGGTGACTTCCCTGTAGATAACGACTTCCGCCGTATTGGTCTACTAACCGATCCTTATGATTGGGGTACTTCTTCATATGCTACCTCTTCAACACTTAATGGCATGTATGCTGTTAAGATCACTGGATCATCTGCAGATTATATCTCTGACGAACCAATCAGTCAAGTCCGTGCAGATGGAAACATCGCAAAAGGAACTGTTGTTTCTTGGACACTAGATGCTGGTTCAACCACCAATGGTATTCTCAAGTATTACCAGTCTCCTGCTGAGCACCTACACAACGGTGCAGTATATGCATTTGAAGCAAATGGTGCTGTAGACGTTACTGGTGGAAACTCCGCAGCAGATGGTAATGTAGATACTGTATACAACGGAACACTAGAAGGTGTAACCCTTGCAAACGGTCTAGGAACTCCTGAGATTGCTAACAATTCTGGAGACATCATCTACATTGAGAACAGAAGACTAATCACTCGTGCTCCTGACCAGATTGAAGATATCAAACTCGTTATTGAATTCTGATCAAAAACACATCATTAAGTCCCCCGAGCGATCGGGGGATTTTTTTTATCTCTACTAAATACTAGGGACAAGATGCTAGTATTTGGCGGAGTACAATGCCACAGAAGACTAACCTAAATGTTTCTCCTTATTTTGAGGATTTTGACGATAGTAAGAATTTTTATAAAATTCTCTTCCGTCCTGGATACTCAATTCAAGGTAGAGAGTTAACGCAGTTACAATCTGTTCTACAGAATCAAATTGAAAGTATTGGAAAAAATGCTTTTAAGCAAGGAGAGCTTATTGTTCCTGGAGAGGTTGGACTTAATAATAAGTTAGATTATGTAAAACTATCTTCTGTGTCAGAGGTAGCAGTCAATGAAGGTGGCGCTATCGTCTATAGAAAATATGATATTTCACAGTTAGTCGGACAACAACTAAGAGGTTTAACTTCTGGTGTTGTTGCTAATCTTGTCTCCGTACAAACTGCGACTGAAACTACAGCAGATACTCTCTTTGTCACTTACTTAACTAGCGGTAATGCTGGCAATGAGAATACCTTTAGGCAAGGAGAAACACTAGAGGTTGTGGATGGAGTAAACACTCCTTTACTAGTTGTTGGAACTGATGGTAGTGTACTACCAACAACTGTTAGTGTTGTCAACCCAGATACTCAAGATGTAACAGTTCTTGAAAGTCGTGCAATGGGTTATGCTTCTGCAGTTAAAGTAGAAGAAGGTATTTACTTTGTCAACGGATATTTTGTTCGTAATGACGAAGAACTTTTTATCATTGATCCATATTATAATGCACCTTCTGCTATTGTTGGATTTAGAGTAGAAGAATCTATTGTCACACCAGAAGAAGACCCAAGCCTCTACGATAATGCAATTGGTTCTTCAAACTTCTCTGCTCCTGGTGCTCACAGACTTAGCATCAAACTAAACCTAGAGAAGTATGATCTGTCTGCTACCACAGATAAAAACTTTATCAAGATTCTCACTGTTAAGAGTGGTGTAATTCAGAAGCAAATTAAGCCTACTGATTATACCGTACTAGAAGAAACTTTAGCAAGAAGAACATATGATGAATCTGGTGACTATGTTGTAGATAGATTTGATGTAGGTATCAGAGAATACTACCAGAATGATGGCAATAATGGTTTATATGCACAAGGAGATGATGGACTAGTAAATGGTCTTTCATTACAAGATGCATCCCAAAAGATGGTTGCTAATGTTGGTGCTGGTAAAGCATACATTAGAGGATATGAAATTGTTAATAAAGAAACCAAATATCTAGAAGTAAACAAAGCAAGAGAGACTGTAGACGCTGAAAACGTAACTCTCAAAACAACTGGTCTTCCAACATATCCTATTACTAATGTCTATGGATCTATTCCATTCAATGCAGAGGGATCTGAACTAACAGCATATCCAGATGTAGAATTATACAATGTTTATAATGATGGAACTGTAGGTCAAAACATTGAGTTTGCATCTGGTCAAAAATCAGCAGTAAATCCAAACAGATCTGGTGTTGGTGCTCGTGCTTCAGTTGATAGAAGAGGAGAACTATATGGTGACAGTTTAGCAACTGTCACAGTAACTGTTGACATTACTAATGGTACTGGTGCAGCACCAACTTTAGTTGATAAAACTCTTGATGGTTCGCTAACCTTTGAAGAATGCTGCGACTCAAATGGTAAGTTATATCTTGCCTTTACATATAGTGGTGGTTATCCAGACACTTATAAATCTGTTGACTTGGTAGGTTTTTCTATCAAGCAAAGAGACGATGTTGTAGCACAAAAGAGATTTGCAGAACTGACTTTACTTGGAGATAAAGCAGTTCTAAAAGGTTTAGTTAAGACTTATGATATCGAAGATACAGAATCTAGAAGACAACTGTATCTAGAAGCAATTGCTGGTGTTGACGATCAAGGAAATGTATTAAATCCTACTTCAGCAATTCTTGGAAATATTCAAGACTTTTCCGAAGTTACAACTCCCCTAATTGGTGTTGCAAAACCAGGAAACTATACCCTAAAAGAAACTGGATTTGGTTTTAACCCTGATGCTGATGTAGTTGTATCAAAAGGTAAGTTGTCTGGCGGACAATCTGCATACAACGGTATCTTTGGTCTAGGTTACTTTGCACCATCATTCTATACAAAAATTATACTAGAATCCGACATTGCTGTTGGAACCTTTGAAAAAGGTAAGTATATTTTTGGTATTACTAGTGGCGCATATGGTGTCATTGAAGGATCCTCTGGTTCTACCTTCTCCACTGGAAATGAGTTGATGATTACTGCTCTTTCTGGTAAGTTTGTTTCGGGAGAGGTAATTAGAGACGAAGATGATAATTCCGCAAAGATTGCAACTGACAACACCATCTCACACTTTATTGTTAAGAATAGAGGCAGTGGTGGTTATGAAGTAAGTACCAATGGAACTGCTGGAACTGCAGGCATCTCCATCAATGGAGTATCATTTGATACATCAAAAGTTAATGTCTTTGGAAATATTGACGGAAATGTATTTGGTATTGACATTTTAAACAGAGGCGTATTTGGTCAGACATATTCACAACCACCTGTAGTAACTGTCGATGCTCCTTCTTCGGGAACTATTACTACATCCGCAAAGATTGATGCTGTCCTGTTTAGAAATACAGTTCAGACTTATACACCAAACGATGTCAAATCATTTGGATGTGCTTACGGATCTGGTGGCAACAACTTGTTCACTGCTGACCTAGAAGCATCCAAGTCTCCATATGCAAAACTTATCCCAGTAACTGACTTTACTTTCACTGGTGGTGCAGGATCTAGATTCTTGGAGTGTAATGGATTTAATGGAGATACTACAGTATTCCTGAAGCAAGGTGATTACATTCAATTTACCGATTCTGCTGGTGCTGCAGAAAAAGTAATGGTAGCATATGCTACTAAACCAGAAGGAACCCTTAAGTCTAGAATCTATCTAGACACTGCACTAGCAGCAGATGTTGTCAACGGAAGTGTTGTTAAAGTAGAATGCAATATTGAAAACTCTTCTAAGGGATCTCTCTTATACCCAACTGGTGGTAATCAAGTTGCTAGCATTTCACAAAGCAACGAAGACTCTAAGATCTCTTATTTCTACAGAAAAGATTTCATTACAGAGGCAGCATCTAGTGGTGGTAACATTACTTTTACTGCACAGTTGCCATTTGGTACTCAAAGATTTGCCAGATTTACTCCAGAAAACTTTGTAATGACTGTCCTGAACCCAGGATCATCAACAAAAGTTGCAACTGGTGATGTCATCTATTTGACAGAAGCAAACATTATTAATGAAAGCACAACAGATGCTGCTAGTGGACTTAATGCTGGCAGTATTAAGGTAAATCTACCACAAGAGTTTTTCGGAACTTCACAAGAACCATTCCCAACACTCAAATTAAGTGCTACCTTAGAACTAAGCAAAGCAAGACCTAGGATTAAGTCCGTAGTAAGAAACAGAAGAATTCTTATCAAGTCTGCTGGTGACAGAATTGTACCACTAAGAGGAGAAAACTTCGATACAGAAGCAACTAATGTATCTACGTATTCTGATGTATTCAAACTTAAGTACATCTACGAAGGTACTTCTTCTTCGCCACCAACAATCGATAGTGCTGGTAACCTAGTCTCTGGTGTTGATGTTACCGAGAGATTCACTTTTGATGATGGACAAAGAGATACATTCTATGATGTATCACGCATTGTTCTAAAACCAGGATTTGAAGCTCCAGTAGGTCAACTTGTAGTTGCGTTTGATTATTTTGAGCACTCACAAGGAGACTTCTGTACCGTAGATAGTTACCTCCACGAAGCAGGTGTAACTCTAGAAGAAATCCCAACCTTTAACTCTGCAGTCCATGGCATTCTTTCACTCAAGAATGTATTTGACTTCAGACCAAAGGTAGATTCTTCTTCATTTGTAACAGGATTCCAAGATCAATCTTCAAGAGAAGCAATCCTCAGAAACTTTATTGGTGAGGGTGGTGTTGCATCTGTTGTTCCTGCTCCAGATAAGAACCTTGAATTTACATTCAAGTTTACCCAAACAGAATTCTTGAATAGAATTGATGGTGTGTTCTTGACGAAGAGAGGACAGTTTGTACTCAAGGAAGGTAACTCCTCACAGAATCCAACCAAACCCGAGTTAATTGACGACGCTATCCCACTATACTATTTCTATGTACCAGCATTTACGAAAAACAGCAAGGATGTAAGAATTCTTCCTGTTGACAATCGTAGATATACGATGAAGGATATTGGTAAACTTGAAAAGCGCATTGAGCGTCTTGAGTATTATACCACTCTTAGTGTTCTTGAGCAACAAGCTCTGAACATGCAGATCCGTGACACTATTGGATTTGATAGATTCAAAACAGGATTTGTTGTTGACAATTTTGAAACTCATGGTATTGGTGAAATTTCTTCCGAGGACTACAAGTGTGCTATTGATACACAACAGTCTGTATTGAGATCTCCCAATAAAGAAGATTCTTTCAGACTAGAAGAAATTAATACTACTACAGACCAAAGATTTGTAGATGGTTATGTCAGAACAGGAGATCTAGTAACTCTACCATACACAGAACTTGAGGTTCTTGGAAATAGTTTTGCTACAAAGACTATTAATCCAAATCCATTTGTTGCACTACAATATGTTGGTGAAGGACACTTAGATCCACAAATTGATTCTTGGTATGATCAAGAAGTAGAACCAGTAATTGTTGATAACAACACTGGTCTATACTCTATCTTCATCTCCAAAGATGATACTACCGAGAGTTTCTCTAGTATCTTCAATTCATTTGTAATTAACTGGATTGGATCAAAAGGAACCTTTGGAAGCATTGCATCTTTTGGTAAGACTAACACAGATAGTTCTATCGAAAAAGTAACCAGAGCATCAGTTGCAAGTAGCTCTAATGTAAGTCCAGATAACAATGAAATTGGTAAAGGTATTGCTACAGATTCTGACCAGAAAGGAACAGTTGCTACTTCTCTGAAGTTCTATGCTAGATCCACTGCAGTCAAGTTTACTGTACAAAGATTAAAACCATTGACTACATTATATCCTTTCTTGGAAGGAAATGACATCTCTAGATGGACATGTCCCGATAGCAGATTTACTGGTATTGCTGGCAATTCCTCAATTGGATTTAACGCACCAATTACAACAGACGAAAATGGTAATGCTAGTGGTATCATCATTATTCCTGGTGGTGTTCCTCCTGTAGAGAATGCAACATGGACTGGTAATATCGATACCGTATCTTATGATGCTACACAACCAGAATTGAGAATCGTAACGGGTATCAAGACTATTAGGTTCACCTCAAGTCGTACTAATGACGCCAAAGATACTGTAGATTCATATGCAGATCTTAAGTATTATGCACTTGGCAAGTTACCACAAAATCCACCAACCATCAATTCTACTGGACCTGCTTACTTTAAAGCAAATGAAGGTGTACAGAAAATTGACAGTGTAACTGATGTTGAAATCAAACCCAATCCACTTGCACAAACTTTCAGTATTGAATCTTTTGAAGGTGGTTTGTTTGTAACCAGTGCAGAACTCTACTTTAATAAGAAGAGCACCAATATTCCTATCAGAGTATATCTAACAAATACTGAAATTGACAAACCAGCAAAACATATTATTCCTGGAGCAGAAGCAACACTGTCTCCAAATACCTTGATTCGTGCATATTCTAATGGCACAACAACCTTAACAGTTGGAGAAAATATTGTTGGTTCTCAGTCTGCATGTAGTGGACCATTACTTAAAGTTCTAGATTCAACCAATATTGAGGTGACTGCTTCTGCTGATGGTAAGGTAATTGTTTCTAGTGATCAAGTTTACACCTTGGTTCTCTCTAACCACAATGGCAGAGAATTCATCCAAAATGAGAACTTGATTATTGATTCAATCACAGAATTCAATAACAAGAATAACACCAACCTAGGTCTTACGATTGCTAAAGATTCTGGAAGAGTTACTGATCTAATTGTTGAAGCAACAGGTCAAAGTTACGACTCCGCATTCTTGACTTTTGAAAGTCCACAACTTGCAGGAGGAAGTCAGGCAAGCGGTGCTGTTAAGATTTCAGAAGGAAGAATTTACGATGCTTCAGTATCCCTTGGTGGATCTGGATACACTGCACCTCCAGCAATCGTTATCAAGGGTGTTGGAAGTGGTAATGGCGGTGGAGTAGTTACTGCAAAGATTACAATTGATAATCCTGCAGTTAGAATGGGTGTTGCTGTTGATACAGATGGAACTACCAACTCTACTATTCCTACCAAGTTTAAATTTAAAAATCCTGTTTACTTACAGAATGGATCTCAGTATGCATTAGTGATTGAAACAGATTCTACTGAATATATGCTTTGGTCTTCTAGACTTGGAGAAACAGAGATTGTTACTAGTTCTCCTGTAACAACACAACCTCTCCTTGGATCTGTTTATAAGGCACAGAATACTGATAACTGGACAGAAGATCTATTTGAAGATATTAAATTCAAATTGAATCGTGCAGAATTCGATACAACTAGAGGTGCTACATTGAAGCTCTCTACCGAGAATCCTGGTTACGAATATCTCAAACTGAATCCATATGAGACTAGTGGAGTCTCAGATCAGAATGCAACTTCTCCTCTGTTTAAACTCAACAACAAAGTTGTTAAGGTTTACCATAAGAACCATGGTTTTGAAGACGGTGGAAAATCGTATGTATTCTACAGTGGTGCTGATGGTGTAGGTGGTGTTTCTAGTACACAACTTAACACAAAACTCTTTAGAGTCACCAATGCTGGTATTGATTCGTATAACATTACTAACGATACAACTGCTTCCAATAGTGTAAAAGGTGGCGGTGGTGTTGTCCTAGCAGCATATAACAGAAAGTTTGAAAGACTATTCCCACAAGTCAATTACTTGTCCTTCAGTGATACCACAGTCACATCATCTGTAAAGACAACCAATATTATTCCTGTTGATTCTGATACAGAAAACTATGTTTCATATTCTCAAACAGTATATGAAAAGACATTCTTGAATGAAATTCAATACTTCACAAACCAGAAAGTTCTTGCTTCAAGAATCAATCAGGTTATGAATAATATTGATCGTTCTATTGAATATAAAATTGATTTCAATTCTGATATTACATACCTATCACCTGCCATTGATCTTTCTTCTGCAAGTGTAATCACTTCTAGCAATAGAATTGAAAACGCATCTGGTAAAGAGGATAGATATGGAAGAAGAGATGCATTGCTTAGACTCAAGGAAGTTTATTCTTTCGTCTTAGGCAACTTGAATGGACAGACTATTCTTTCCAATCAAGAAGTCAGTATTGAAGCAATTGGTTCTACTGTTGCTGGACTAAATGGTTCTCAAGCAAAAGGAACTATTGCTAGGGTTGTTGAAGTAGGTGGTGATACAATTGTTTACGTAAGAGTTTCTACTATCAATCCATTCTCCAAGAATGATCAGTTGTCTATCTCTGGCATTGCTGGAAACCCAACAGTAACTTCAGATCCAGTTAAAGTAACATTTGGTGGTACAGCTGGTCCTGTAATTCCTACTGTTGGTGCTACTGTTACTGCAAGAAATGTTGGATTCACTGGAATCTTCACTGCTAAGATCGAAGGTAAAGTAACCTTCTTCGATATTAATAGTCAAGAGATTACAGTTAAGAATGATAAGAAACCGTTTGGTTCAACTACATTCGATCAAACACTTGCAGAAGCTTCAGTAGTAGAACCAAGTGTAGCAAGAAGTGGAGAAAGTGTAGAAGATATCTTCCGTGTTGGTGATATTCTTTCTTACACAGGTCAAGAAGCAGATGAGTCTGCATACTGGGAAGTCAAAGAAATCGAATATACCGATGGTATTGACTATGCACCAGAAAATAGATTCGTCAATAGTTCTTCCATTGCTAAGTATGTAACAAAAGAAATCTCCATTGGCAATCCTGGAACTTCAATTAACGTCAAGTTGACTGCAAACATCAAAGATGTTTCTGATATTCAGGTTCTCTTTAGATATAAAGAGTCTTCTAGTCAAGAATCCTTTGATGTTATTGAGTACCAGTTCTTCAATGGAACAGGTCTACCTGACTTTGACGTTGTTGCTTCCGCAGAGAATACTATTTCAAGTATTACAGAGAAGCAGACCTCTTATCAAGAACTAGAATACAGTGTATCAGATCTACCTGAATTCTCTTCCTTTGGTATTAAGATTGTTATGAAGTCTGACAATCCTGCTTACGTTCCCAAGATCCAAGACATGAGAGCAGTTGCTTCTTACTGATGGATTATATCAAAGTAAAGGATCACGATTCACTACTTCGTGATCCTAGAACTGGTGCGATTGTTAATACAAATAGAAGTGAATTTCTCAAGCATGTAGAGGCTAGGCGTAAGATGTCTCGTATCGAGACTGTAGTTGATGACATAAATAACTTGAAGGATGAAGTATCTGAAATCAAAGCCTTACTGCGAGAGTTAATCAAAAATGCCAGCAATTAATGTCGCCAGAACCGATACCTTTGAGCAGCAAAGGGTAAAGATCAATGAGATTGGATCTCAATTGTTTGCCATCAGTGCTGGTGGTAGCGATCTTGCTACAGGAAATTTAAAAATTGGTGATGGTACAAGACCCCTACCATCTCTAGCATTTGATAATGAACCAAGTTTAGGTTTTTATAGACCAGAAAATGGTGTTCTTGGATTTGTATATAATAGCAAAAAATTAGCAAATCTAACAGCAAGTTCATTTGTCAACTTTATTGATGTTGAGTTAGAGAAAAATGTTATCGCAACTGGAGGACTTCTTGTCTCTAGTGGCGGTTCTAACTATGATGCTGGTTCGTATAGTGGGGTATTTCTTTTTGGTGGTACTGGCAGAAATGCTACAGGAAATATTGTAGTAACAGAATTTACAGGAACAGTAACCGAAGATGGTGAAGGATATACTCCTGGTACTTACACTGGAATTGCTTTAGTTGGTGGAAGTTCAACTGGAACTGCAGTGAACTTTGATGTAGAAGGTATTTCAGGAACTATCACAGATGGTGGTTCTGGATATGATGGTTCGTTTGGTCTTTTTAATAATGTTCCATTACAAACATTAACAGGTAGTGGTGCAGGTGCTAGAGCAGATATTAGTGTCGTTGGTGGTACTGTTATCTCAGGAACTATTACACCTGGATCAGGATATGACGCTGATTTCCAATTCTCCGCTGTTACTCTATTCAACGTTCCAACTACAACATATACTGTAACATCTGTTTCAAATCCTGGAACTCCTCCACCAAATGAAGTATACCAGATTAATGGAGTAACTCAAGATACTTTAACTCTCATTAGAGGAAATACCTACAGATTTGATGTAAGTGATTCTTCTATGTCAACCCATCCGTTGGTATTCCAACAGACCGATGGCAACTCACTAGATCCATTGTTATATTCAATGGTTCAATCGGGCACTGCTGGAACTGCTGGTGCATTTATGGACTTTATTATTAGTCCAGATGCTCCAACAGGAAATATCAAATACAACTGTGCTGCTCATGATGGCATGGGAGCAGCTATTACTGTAACCACAGGATCCGTTGGTCAGCATGGTACTGGAATGGTTGTAGATATTGAAACTAATGCTGGTGGTCAAGTATCAACTGTCACTGAAGTTATCCAAGGATCTGGGTACAAAACAGGCGATGTATTAGAAGCAGCTGCAGCTGATTTACCAACTGGTGCTGGATTCCAGTATACACTAGGAACATTCACTTATAATGGTGTCGTTAGTGATGTCAATATCACCACACAAGGATCTGGATATGAAACTGGAGATACTGTAGGAGTATTAGATTCTGATATAGGTGGTGCAGGAGGTTCTGGATTTGAGTACGCAATTCAATCGAATCCTAGTAGTATTACTAATCTTGTTTTTGATACAAAAGGAAGTTCGTACCAAGTTGGCGAAACTCTAACTTTCCCCGTTGCTGTATCTACCACTGCATATTTTAGAGGTATTGTACAAGGAGTATCAGCAACACTAGGCGCAGGAACAACTTTAACTTTAGCATCAACTGCTAATATTATTCCTGGAATGTCGATCATTGAAGATCCTCTAGGAACAGGAGCTTTAACACCAGCAACAACAGTTGCTTCTGTAGATAGTCCAACACAAATTACATTATCAGATCCACCAACTACTCCTGGTGCCACAACACTTGATTTCTCTTCTAGTGGACCTACAGAGGAATTTGAAGTAGATGATGCAACTGGCATTTTACCAGGATCTCCAGTAACAGTAAACTCTGGAGGTGGAACACTCGATGCTGGAACAACTGTATCTCAAATTAATGGAAATATTGTAACACTGAGCGCACAAGTAACTGCTTCTGGTGTTACTAATGTAACATTTACTCCTCCGTTTGGTGTTGGATCTCCTGCTTTTGAATTTGAGATTCAAAATCTAGGAGAAGTTGAAAGTATTTCTGTTGATAATCCTGGAATTTCATACGAAGAAACTGATACTTTAACTGTAAATGCATTCGATTTAGTTTCTCCAATTTCTATTGCTGTTACAAACGCATCAATTTATAAAATTGATTTTGCAACATCGCTCGCTGCGGGAACTATTACAGAGTCAGACAGAGTAACACCATCTAGCGATGGAACTAACTTTTATGATGTTCTTACAGTAAAAGAAGTTGGTGGAAATATTGATTATATTATAGTCGCTGGAATGACTATTAGTAGTGGAGATGATATTCAAGTAGAAGGAAGTACAACTGATTATACAACAAATACTGCTACACTTGGTTATCGTTATCTACTAGATGGAGATGCAAACCCATCTATCACATTGTATTCTGGAAATACATACACATTTGATTTAAGTGATGGTTCTAATTCGTCTCATGTCTTTGCATTAAGTACGTTTAGAGATGGTATTTGGGGTCCAAGTTTAGTTGAAAATATTACTGCTGATGTTACCGCAGGGTCTAAAACTGTTACTGTAAGTTCTTCTGCTGGCATTTTACCAGGAATGGCAATTACAGTAAACACAGGTTCTGGCATTCCAGATAATACTACTGTTGAAAGTGTTGTCAATGCAACCACAATTACCATTTCAACTAATGCTCTAATCACATCATCTGGATTAGATTTAACTATTAGAGGTGTAGAGTATACAGATGGAGTTGTTAGAACAAACAACTCTTTAACTATTAAAGTAACAGATGCCACACCAAGTCTATATTATTATTGTGCTACTGCATCTGATACACATGCAAACGAAGGTGGTTATGATAACGACGAAATTTTACTAACAGTAGATTTAAATAATCCAAAAGTATTTGGTTCTGGAGCATCTTTTGTTGTTGCAACTGTTGATACATCTACTCCAATTAAACTTGATAATGTTGAGGAAAAAATTACCACAACAAATCTAGAAGCAACCAATGCGACAATTACTGATGCCACAAGCACAAATTTAACTGCAAGTGATGTAACAGTAAATACTACAATGAGTGTTCCATTAATTAACAATGGAACTACTGATTTAGAAGTAACTTCTCCAAATGTAAACTTCTCTGCTGCTATTTCTGCTGCAAATGCAGCTCTATCTGTAGCAGGAACAACTGGTAGTTTAACCACTACTGGATTCATTAAAACAACAAACTATTTTGATTCTAACGGTGCGTTGAGAATTACAGGTGCAACTTTCAATGCACTTGGTGCTAATGATATTAATATTGAATGTGCTTCTAATAGACTCTTAAAAGTTACTGGATCCAGTGCTTTAATTCTACCAAAAGGCAACACTGCACAGAGACCCACTGGATCAGATGCAGAAAATGGTGCCATTAGATTTAATACCGATACTGACCAATATGAGGGTTACAATGCAACTACTACATCATGGTCTTCTCTTGGTGGTGTCAGAGACCTAGATGGTAACACTACTATTCTAGCAGAAGAAACCCCTGGTGCAAATGATAATACACTATGGTTCATTAATGATAATGTAAATTCTATTCGAGTTTTACAATCACATATTTCCTTTGAAAGTGCTAAAACTCTAAAGTCTCCAAACCTTTCAAATCCAACTTACAGAAATTGGGCTTCCAACAATCCTGTAACTGCAGGAGAATATTTAAAATTCAGAAATAATTTATATCTTGTAATTACTGGAGGTACTACTGCTTCTGATGGAACTGAACCTGTTGATACTACTGGCAATGATTTTGTTAATGGAACATCAACATTACGCTGGCATTCGTTAGCAGTAGCACCCATAACATTTGAGGATGTTTCAGAACTCAGAGTCGGTCCTCTAGGTGACTTGCCACTAAGAGTCAATAATGATCTGAGACTTGCAGACAATGTAGTATCTACAGATGTTAGCGATCTTATCTTCGCACCAAATACTGGTAAGAAAACTGTAATTCAATCTTCTACTTCACTTGTTCTTCCTGCTGGTTCATCTTTAGATAGAGGAATTGAAGTACAGGGTGCTATTAGGTTTAATTCAACTGATAGTCAATTTGAAGGATATGATGGAGCGAACTGGGGTTCTCTTGGTGGTGTTAAAGACGTTGACCAAAATACTTTCATTATTCCAGAAACTGCACCTGGAGCAAATGAAAATATCCTCTTCTTCTATAATGATAATAACAATACCTTACAGTTAACTACAGCAGGATTAGATTTCTACTCAATCGATACTATTAGGTCTGTAACTACAGATGAATTTGAAATTACTGCATCTCTCCTGACAATTGATAATGCTGCTACAACATTAGACAATACAAGATCAGATACAACTTTCTTACATTCAACAAAGCAGTTCTTTGATATTGGTTTGTCTTCTGGTTTGAATATTGACCCAGTATTGAGATTAGACAACCAGGGTGATGTTTATTTCAATATTGGTTTTGGAACAGGAACATTCAGTGGAGTAAAAGTTTTTGATGCAGAACTAAAAGAGTTAGAACTAGCACAAACTTTAATTCGTTCCGATGCCTTTACTCTAGTTAAAGGAACTGTAGATAATGCAAACACTATTATATACGATAGCACAATTTCTAAGGGAGCAAAGACTACAGTTGTTGCACACAACACTTCTACAGGAGACAAAGAATTTATTGAGTTTGGTATTATCGATGATGGTTCTGATGTCTTCCATACAGAATATGGTAAGGTCAGAACTGGTGTTGCTCTAATTGATCCAACTATCACATTTAGTGCAAACGCAGAAGCGCAACTAAATATTGCGTTGACATCAGATGTCACAAATACTCAAAATGTGACAGTTACAATCGTATCCAACGTTACAAAGGCATAACAAATGGCAACCACTACCGATAAATTTGATTCTCTTACAGGTTTTTCTGTTGACAAAACAGTTGTTGTTGATGAGTTGAGAAACGTTAAGGATGTCAATACGTTTGAAATAAAAAACAGAAATTTTGCTGACGGTAAAGTTTCTAATTATATCCTGAGAGGGGTAGGAACAGGAACACTACAACTTGACACAATTGGAACACAAGTTCCCATTGATAATAATACAATCAATTTTATCACTGGAAGAATTATTGGGGTAAATCCACAAACTGATGTTTACTCTGCAAAATTTGAGACAGTAGTATCATCTGATGCATCTGGAAACACTACTCTATTGTCAACGATGATCACTGTTATTAAGGATGATATTCCAAATGGACAGTCATGGGATATCCAACCTTTAGGTTCGCAAAATAAGTTTAGTTATACCACAACAATTACTGGCACAACAAACGTAATTAAGTGGGCAGTTTCAACAGAGGTGCATAGTATCGAATGGCAGTGATGCTAAATATATCATAGGAAAAGTATAGGCGGCGGCATAGCACCATGAGTTTTAATATCAATTCCGATAAAGAGTTTGTTAGAGGTTCCAGACCCAAACTCATCGGTGATAACGAACTTACTATTAGAAACGGTACTGGATCTCTAGAGAGAGAAGTATTACGTGCTGAATTGGATGCTAATACGGGTCTGCCTCGTGTTGGTATTAACAGAACTGGTCAAAGAATTAACAACATTGAAGTCACTAACGGTGGTGCTGGATATACACAACCTCCTAGTGTTCAGGTAGGACCGCCAAATGATCCTGCGGGAATTCCATGTCAAGCGTCTGCTTTTATCTTCAATGGTAGTGTTGTAAACATTGCTATTAACAATCCTGGTAGTGGTTACACATCTGTTCCTAGTGTAACTATTAATTCCGTCGATGGAAATGGTTTTGGTGCTACTGCTGACGCTTTCCGTGATACTGTTGACTATGAACTTGATATTAACGGTGCAATCAGAACGTCAACGTCTATCATTTCAGACACCGCAAATATCCTAAACCTGGATATTGATAACTTTGTTACTCCTGACCTTGCGATGAGAGCACCTCATCTCAAGACATTTGCAAACAACACAGGTGAAATCTGGTCTGCTAACGTTATCCTTCAGAAGGATTCTTACAGATACTTTGGTCAAAATATGTACCAAGCCCTGAATACAGGGGAAACTGGAAGTCTTGCACCAACACACCAAGACGGCACTGAACTCAATGGCGAAGTTAATTTCAAGCACATTGGTTTTAGAGTAGATAATCCTGCTTCATATAGATATAACGAAACTGCAGAATCTGGAGATTTTCCACGTTCTATCACACCTCTACTAGGCGACAGATCTGATAAAATTGCTACTACAGAATACGTCCTCAACCTAGCAACAAATGACGTTGGTGGTCGTATCTATGTTTCTGAACAGATTGGTTCTGACTTGAACGATGGTCGTTCAGCAGTTAATCCTGTTCGTACAATTAAGAAGGCAGCGCAACTAGCGTGGTCAACTCCTGGAATTAAAGAAACTATTATTGTTTCTGGTGGTGACTACGTAGAAGACAACCCAATTTCATTGCCACCAGATTGTTCTATTGTTGGTGACAACCTCCGTCTGGTAATTATCAGACCTGCTAATCCTGGCAAACATATTGTCAAGTTTGGTGATAAAAACTATGTTATTGGCGTTACCTATAGAGATAGAGTTGACGCTAACGGAGATCCAGTCTCTACATGGGACTTTGCTATGGTCTTTGACGACAAGCAAAGAATTTTAGTAGACTATGAAGTAAATGGTGACTTCGGTGTTGATTTCCCAATCGGTCATCAAATTTTTGGACCTGATAGATTCCGTGTTGGATTCCAGCAAAATGGTGGTTTGTCACAACTACAAACTGGAATTGAAGTAGTTGGTGTTAACACTGGTGCAAGAGCAAACGTAATTGGTGTACAATTTGATACTACCACAGGAGCAAGTGCATATGTCAATGGTACATTTGATGTAGAACTGACCAGTGGTTCATTCGTTGAGGGTGAACAATACAGATACATTACTTCTGCTGCTACGGGAAGTGCGCTTTCCTTAACTATTACCGAAACATCTGGAGAAAATACATTCAGAATTACTACTGATCCTACTGGTACTATTGCTGGTGGTTCTTACATCTACCTAGATGATACTGATGATTCTAGTTTCTCACAAGGTTATTACGAAGTAGCAAACATCACACCAGATGATGAAAATTCACCAACTTACTGGGATGTCGTCGTAGTTCCCATTCTAAATTCTCCTACTTGGAGCACCACTCAAGCAGAGGGCATTTTAATCTATGATGCTACACCTACTTCATATACTGTTGACACCGTTAGCCTCAAGTCAATTAGAGCAGAAGGAGAAGTTGTTTCTGTTGAGGACGATGTAACTGCAGTTCTTCCTATTCAGAGACTTGACTTTTCTCAGCAAGGATCATTTACAGATGGATTCCAGAATGAGCAGTTTGGAAATTCAGAAGACCTTGGTGGTATTGTATTCTACACTAACGAACTAGTTGGTAGACAAAATACCCACGAATTTAAAGAAGGTCAAGAAATTGAAATTAGTGGACTTCCCACAAACAATAGTCCAGATATTTCCATGCTTAATGGAAAACAAAGAATTTACAAAGTTCTAGAAGACGCTGATGGTCGTGCTAGAAGATTTGTAATTCCTAAAAAAATTCCTGGACTTAATGATGCTAATTTTGACCCAGGACAATTCGCGCAGGTAAAAACTTACACAAGAAGTGTTACTTTATCTCTACTCAACTCACCAAATACATTCCAGATTGCAACTCCAGTTGAGAGAAGATATCAAGATGCATGTGTATTCATCCGCAACAACAGAGATTTTATTGCAGATGAAGTTGTAGGTAGAATTAACAGGGAGTTTTCAAAAGATTATTTTTCTGCATATGATATTTCTGGATCTACATTTAAAATTTTCTTAGGAACTTCCAGATTTGCACATACGTATATAAGTGGTGGTACTGTTGAATTTGGTGGATCTACATACAACATCAGTGGATTTTCATATGATCATACCACTACTGGTGTTGCAGTTGTTACTACAACCAACCCAGTTGCTGGTCTTGCGGAAGATGATATTGTAAAACTTGCTGACATTCTATTAGAGTGTGACAATGGACAGAAAGTATATCCAAGTTTCAATATTCCAACAGATGATAACCAGTGTCGTGAAGACGTTGTACACTTCTTAAATGCTCTTGTAAGAGACCTTGAGTTTGGTTCTAACCATAATGTCCTAGAAGCAGCACAGAAGTACATTGTAGGCGGAAAGATTGCCTATATCGAAGATGAAATTATTCAGAATGTTCGTGCTATTGAGTATGCTAGAGAACTAGCAATCTATGCAATGTGTAACTGGAGAACTCGTAATAGAACTACGGGCGATCCTCAATATATTCCTCAGTATTCTTCTCTACCAAGATACTTTGACAACAGTGTTATTACATCAACAGCAGGAAACCCTGCTTGTGATGATGTTAGATCGGCAATTGATACTCTATCATATCTTTGGGTAGATGTCATTTCTAATAATGCTTCTGGTACATACCTAGATGCTGCATATCTAATTGCTAAAAACAGAGATCTGATTGCAGACCAAGCACTTATCGATACAGAAAATGCATATCCTCTATTAGGACTATCTGATATTCACCAGAGAAAGTGTCGTCGTGATATCAATTTCATTCTTGGTGGTCTGATTAGAGACTTGGTATTAGGTGGTAATAGTGGAATCGTAACAAATGCCGAAGAATATTTCACTGGAGCTGCTCTAACTGGTATTGATGCATCCCAACTAGATGAAACTATCTACGCATACCAAAGAGTTGCTGAGTACGCTGTCAATGCAATGCGTAACTGGTCAGATGGTGATGTTCTAGCAACAACACCATCAACTGCAACTTATAGTCCTACCAGTGGTGCTTTTACAGTAACTTTCCCAACACCATCAACACTACCTGTCGCTAACTCTGATAGGATTGCATTTGCTGAAGGTGCAATCACATTCAACTGTGCTTCTGGTGATGATGCAAGTCCATATAGAACAGATGCAAACTTTGGTCAGAGTTTCTTAATTACAAATGTTTCTACCTCTGGCGGAAACACTACAGTTTCTGCAAATGTAGGTGTAGCAGGAAGCAATACTGATACCCATACTTTTGCAAGTGCTCTAGCAAATGGAACTAAAATTATTTACAATCCAATTACTCTAACATCCCCAATTCCTAAGTTTGAGGATTGGAGTATCCTAGAAGATAGTGCAAATCCATCTTGTGCTAATGTAGCATCTTCTATCACTACATCTATGGGTCTACTAGAAGACATCTTAGATGGAACAGTTGCTCCTGGTGCTACAGTACAAAATACAGGAACATTATTTGATATTTCTTCTATTGTTACATATCCAGATTCTTATATCTATGATTTTAATAATGTAAGAATGGCAATCCGTGGTGACTATGATGATTACCCAATCATCGAGGCATCACCATACACTCAGAACTCTTCTGTTATCTCCTTCTTAGGTGGTGGCGGTGCTCTAGTTGATGGTTCTAAGGTCAAGCAACCCAACTGTCCTTTCCCTGGTCTAGAACTAGACGGTTCTGCATCGTTCCCCAACCAGGGTAAATCGATGGTTGCATCTGCATTCACCATCGTCTCCTTTGGTGGTACAGGATACAAGGTTATCGAAGATGGTTACACCCAGTTGGTTTCGGTCTTTGTTATCTTCTGTGCTGACGGTGTACTTGCTGAGTCTGGTGGTTACTGTTCCATCACCAACTCTGCTACCAACTTCGGTATCTACGCTCTCCGTGGTATTGGATTTAGAAGAGAAGCATATGTATTTGACGTTGGTACAATCACAAATGTATCTGCAACTCCAACTGGCAGAGCAATCCTAACAATTGATAATCTTGGTAGAGAACCACTTGAGCACTATGTTGTCAAGATTGATGGTTATGAAAATACAAATGCCAATATTGAATACTTCATTGATTCTGTAGGTGCTGTTGGTGCTGGTCCACCGTTCACTGCAGAAGTAACCATCGATGATGGTCAGGGACAACCTATGGACTTGACCGATAGTTCGACTGGTCTACCAGTATCCACATCTGTTCTTACTGGTCAGACAGTTAGACTACACAGACCATCTATCGTCAACTCCTCCTCACACACCTGGGAATTTGCAGGTTCTGGTACTAACTATCTTGCACTACCTGAAAACGGTGGTACTAAGGTTGTTGCTAATGAGCAGGTATCTGAAGACTACGGTAGAGTCTACTGCTCAGGTACTGACGAACTTGGTGACTTCAAGGTTGGTACGTTCGCACAGATCGAAAACAGAACTGGTGCTATTACCTTTACGGGTACGGTTACCATCTCTGAAGTTGAATTCTTGAAACTGAAAGGTGGCGACGTTGTTGTTACTGGATTCTCTGCTGATAACACTCTTGGTGGTGCAGGAACAAGTAACTCAGTCCTACCTACTCAGAAAGCAGTTAGAGACTACATTACCAACAACCTTGGTCCATACATCAATAGACCATATGGTACAAACGCTGTTCCTAACCAGCTAGTTCAACTTACAGAGTCTGGCAAGATTTCACTTGATCAGATTCCTGCTCTAAGACCTTTTG